ACCACGGGCGGTTCTCGTCCGCATAGGCCCCGCCGATCAGTCCAAGCGGCCTCCACATCAGTAGAACTCGTCCGTCAGGGTGTTGTAGCGACCGGGATACATCGGGCCACGGTCGGGCGTCAGGGGCATTTCAACCAGTCGGTCACGGCGCAGGGCTTCCATCCCCGCGCTTGCCATCTGGATCACGTCCGGCTCAATCTCGCAGCCGTATTTGGCGCGCAGCCTCACGGCCAGGTTGTACCCAATGGCTTCTTCCGCCTCCGGGGGCAACGGCAATTCGTCGGTCGGCTCCGACACGTCCGACCAGCCCAGCGCAAGGCCATTGGCCTCGATCCGGCGCATCATCACGTTCAGCGCGCGAATGGCGTCGCGCATGTCCAGCGGCTTCACCACGCCATTGGCATCCAGCACCCGAAGGTGGCCCAGCGCATCCCTTACGATGTCGTTGACTTGGCTCATGGCCGCTCCGGTAAAAGGGGCCGACGCGAGGCCGGCCCCGTGGGGCTTACTTCTTCTTCGGTTCCACAATCTGGACCTTCATGTCCGCCTGTTCCGGGGCGGACTCACGGGCCTTCTCCGCATCCTTGCGGGCCTTCTCGTCTGCCTTGGCCTTGGCCTCGTCACGCTTGGCCTTGACCTCGGCATTGGCCTTCGCCAGCTCTGCCACATGGACGACCTGCGGGGTTTCCCCCTCGACCGGCTCCGGGTTGTAGGGCTCGCCATTGCCGCGCACGCCCTCCGGCTCGGACCAACCGTTGATGCAGGCCGCTTCCACGTCGTCAGCCGCGAAGAGGCGGCGCTCGCCGTCCTTCTCCAGCCAACGCGGGTACTTGGTCTCGCTCATGTCCGGGCTCCTTATGCCTGGGTGGTAATCAGGCCGTAGGCCGCAAGGATCGCGGCCAGTTCGGCAACCGTACCGGTGGACAGGTCGAACGCCGCGCCGCGCACCACAGGGGTGGCGCCGAAGAATCCGACCTTGGAGGTGGTGTTACGCCCGACCAGCGTGCCGTCCGCAGTTTCCTGCGCAGCGGCCGCTTCGGAATTGGTGGAAAGTGCCATGGTTGGCCTCCTATCAGGTGAAGTTGGTGGGATCGTTCGGAATCACGGCACCGAACTCGGGACGCAGGACCGCCGAACCCCACAAGATGTCCACACGGTTCAGGAACTGGTCGTTGATCGTGTCGTAGTCACGGATCATGCGAACAGACAGGCCGCGCGGACCGCCGATGGTGGCACGGCTCGCATCCTTGTTCGACGGAAGCGGCATGTCCACCGACGCGAAGGTTACGAAGTCGCGAGCGAAGGCGAGGTTCACGCCGGTCTGGACAGCCGCGCCCAGCACCACCACGTCCGCACCATCCGCCGGCAGCGCCGTCACGTTCTGCTCCGGGCCCGAGAGCTGGATCGCCGGGCTGATCTGGAGGTTGCCGGTGCCGCCCGCGTAGTCCGTGGTCACGACGAACGTCCGCAGCACGCCCGTACTTTCCAGCGTCGCCGGGTTCACCGCGAAGACGCCGGCAAACTGGACGTGCTGACCCGCTTCGAGGGTGCCGGTGCCGGTATCGATCGGGATGCTGGACGAGCCATCGGTCACCGTGCCGTTGATGACGTAGGTGCCAGGAATCGCGCTGGTGCCATACGCCTGCGACGGCATGATCGAAGTCTCATACCAGTCGAAGCCCGCGGCACGGCCCATGAGGCCCTCTTCATACTGGCGCTTCAACTGCGACTGCGAGTTGAACAGGCCCTTCAACTGGTCGATGACCTGCACGGTGCCCGAGGTGTTGGTGAGCATGAAACGCTCGGGCGGCGCGAGGTTGTCGGTCAGCAGCTTGTTCGCCATCAGCGCATCCTTCAGGTCCAGCTTGCCGTCCGCATTGGCGACGAAGTTCGCCGCATACGGGAGCGCACGGGACATGACGCGGGACTCGATGGTGGAGGCAAGCCGGGCCAGCGGCTGTTCCAGGTAGCGGTCGCGGAAGTCATCGATCTTCAGCGCCATATCGGAGCTGTTGTAGACGAGATCGATGCCGTTCTGGTCGGTGATCTGGAGCGGGATGGTGCGATCCACCATGTTCCCGGCATCCATGATCCGGCCAGTGCGGATGTTCTGATTGGTCGGCACGCGGATGTTGAGCGTGTCGCCGATCTTGGCGCCGTTGACCGCGAACTCGCTGCGGTACTCCATGTTGATGCGGTTGAGGAAGGTGAACTTCTGCCGCAGCACGGAGAGGATCTCTCGCGTGATGAGGCTGGTAGTCAGGAAGGAATTTGCCATTTCGTTGTCCTTGGGAAGTTAGGGCGAAAGCCCCTTCGCCCGACGCTCTTCGCGGCGTGTCTGCTCGTACTCTTCCTGCGACATCTCTTCGTAGGCTTTTCGTACGGCAGGCGCACCGCTCAGGGTCGTCACAGGCGGCGGGGCCCTGGTCACGGTCTTGGGTTCAGGCGGACGTGTCGCTTCGGGGGCGGCGGGCGCGCTCAACTTCGCCTCGATGCGGCCAATAGCTCGGCCGATCTGGTGAGGCGTCATCTGCGCGATGGCAGCAGCTTCCTGCGGGTTCTGACCAAGGTAGTAAGCGATGGCCGGCGGGTCGTCGGTTTCGAGGATGACCTCGGCGACCTGCTGGGTAATCGGAACGGCGGGATTGCGGGCAACCGTGTCGTAATCGGGATGCGCGACCCGGAAGGCCGCCTCCTTCTCTGCGAACGTCTGCATCCGCTGTTGTGCCGCTTCCTGCTTCTTTTCCTCGGCCCGACGCCACGAATACCACTTGCGCTGGTACTCGGCCTGATCGAAGTCGCAAGACTCCAATGTCGGCTCGCCGGTCTCTGCTGTGGGCGCTTGCGGCTTTGGCTGCTGGCTCATCGCCTGCTGCCTCCAGTATTCCGCCTCTCGGGCCCGTTCCTGGGCCAAGCGTTCCGCGTCTCGAAACGATTTCGTCAGCTCATCGATGCGTTGATGCACTCCCGGCTTCTTGCGGGATTGCTGTGCGGGCGCATCACCCGATTCCGGTTCTGCCGAATCCCCGGGGTCGTTCTGCGTTTCGGTCTCTTCGGGCTTGTCATCGGTTTCCGGTTCGGTCGATGCTTCCGGCTTCGCGTCCTGCGTCGCCTTGTTCATCTCGGAATCGGTCACGGTGATGTCGTCCGTCGGGACTTCACGCGCGGCATTGCTGGCTTCCTCAGCCGGTTTATCAGTCATGTCAGTGCGCCTATGGCGATTGCCCTACATGGGCAAGCCCGGGGGTCCGCCCGGTGCGGTGCCCGCTGGGGGCATGAATCCACCTTGCGGTGGGGGTGAAGGAGGCAAGCCCATCGCCCCCATCTGGAATCCGAGCTGTGTCGCTCGTCCCATGTTCTCGATCTGCTGACCCTCGGCCTCGGCGCCGTACTTGGCAGCCATTGAGGCGTTTTTCTCGGCGTCGGCGACATCCTTCGGGTTCGGCGGCGGAGGGGCAGGCGGCTGCTCGCCTTCCTCCGGCTCCAAGAGACCCTGCGACACCAGGAACTTCCGGGCCGCAGCGCGCACGTCCTCCATGCCCGGGGCGTCCAGATTCTTGATGAAGCCGTACTTGGCAACCATGCCCAAGGGAGACGGGTCGTTGGCAAGCTGCATCATCGCCTCGGCCGCTTCCATTCGCTGCGTGGTGTAGCTCGGGCCCACGGTCACGGATACGTCGTACCGGCCTTGGGCCAGATCGTTCAGGGTCACGACCTGCCCGGTCTGCTCGTCAAGGACGGTCTTGTTGACTGCCACGACCTTTTCTGCATCGTCGTCGCCCAGAATCCGAACCTGACGTTCCGTGTCATAGACCGCCGTAATCAGGTCGTTCATCACTTCGAAGTCGTATTTCAGGGCGTAGGCGAGGTTGTCGATGTAGTCGAAGTTCGCGACATCGCCCTCACGCTGGCGGGCAATGATCGCCCGGCCGCTGGTCTCGTTGCTCCGGTTACCCAGGCTCGCGTCATAGATGCCAGTCGCGGCCTTGATGTCGTCGCTGCTGATCTGGGCCATGTTCGCCAGACCCGCAGGGAAGGCAGGAGGCGCTTGGCGGGTCGGCGGCGCAATCGGGCGGCCCGTATCGTCCACATCGTTGACGATCAGGACCGGCGGGCGTTTCGTCCTCATGCTCTGCCACTGCGCCTCGTGCCCCTGAATCGCCGCACTGCTCGCCATGAACGGGCTGTAGGGCTGTTCCCCGACGTACTCAATGGAAATGCTGCGCTCGTAGTTGTACATGCGCTGCGCGTCCTTGGCGAAGCGCACGGCCCCAAAGAAGCGGTCCCGACCCTCCAGGTTCAGCAGCTCGCCCCACACCGGAACCAAGGGAATGAACCGCCCCGGCCATTCGTTCGGGCCCTCCAGAATCTCCGCCCCAGA